ATGGTGTGTTTCTCGGGGTAGAGGTTAAGACACCGGACAATAGCCTGTCGAAGCCTCAAGAAAAGTTTATCATGAACTTGAAAGATGCAGGTGGTATAGCATTCAAGGCCACCAGCGTTGAAGATCTGGTTGTAAGGGGAATATAAACAAACATCGGGGGATGAATGTCAGAAGTGATCACAGGGTGGAAAAATATTGCAGTTTTTTTAGGCATCACAGAAAGGCGTTTGTATGAGTGGCATAAATTGCATCCATTACCGATATCAAAGGTTGGTAATGGCCGAAATTCAAAGGTATTGATTATTAAAACTGATCTGTTAGCATATTTGAGAACAAAGCAGTTCTCTAAAATAAGAAAGGATGTTTTTTTATGACAAATGATTTGGGTCATCCAAAGCTCGCCGTTTTTCAGGGTAAAAAAATCAGGCGGATACTTCATAACAACGAATGGCATTTTTCAGTTATTGATGTAATTGAAGTTTTAACTGGTTCGGAAAGACCACGTAAGTACTGGAATGATTTGAAAAAAAAGCTATCTCAAGAGGGTTATATTGAGCTGTCCGAAAAAATCGGACAACTGAAATTAGAGTCTTCTGACGGCAAATATTATGAAACCGACACAGCAAATATCGAGACCATGTTCCGAATAATCCAGTCCGTCCCGTCGCCAAAGGCAGAACCGTTTAAACGCTGGCTAGCCAAGGTCGGATATGAACGTATCCAAGAAATAGAGGATCCTGAAATTGCAACAAAGCGCGCCAAAGCGATTTACAATGCCAAAGGTTACCCTGATGTTTGGATAGAAAAAAGAATGCGTGGTATCGCCGTACGTGAAGAGCTGACTGATGAATGGCAAAAATGTGGCATTGAAGATCAAAAAGAGTATTCAATTTTAACCGCCGAAATATCCAAAGCTACCTTTGGAATGACTCCAAGTGAGTATAAAAAACATAAAGGACTTAATCGTGAAAATTTACGAGACCACATGACAGACTTGGAGCTTATTTTTTCAATGCTTGGCGAGGCATCAACAACGGAAATATCCAGAAAGAAAAACACTCAAGGCTTTGATGAAAATAAGCAGGCTGCACAAATAGGCGGCAAGATAGCTGGCGATGCCAGAAAGAAACTTGAAATTGAAACTGGAAGCAAAGTTGTTACGCCTAAGAACTTCTTGTTAAAAAGATCCGAAACCAAAAAAATCAAAAAATAGGTAAGACCAAAAATCGTACTTTTCATATACTTTTCATAAACACGTCATATTTATCATCCACACAATTCATGCCAGAATTTGTTCATGCTCAACTTTGAAAATGAGCGTGTAGGTTGGCACACTGAACGAGTCAACAGAACCCGCAAAAAGAGGCGAATTGATCTTACTTATTATTTCCCAGTTGATGTAATCGATACAATTCGACTCTGAAAAGGTGTCATCGTCCAAGCAATCGAAGAGGCGCGATGGCGGGATCGTCTTATCTACGTTCGTCGAAGAATTCCAAAACATTCAAAAAGGCTCACAACTTTGAAGATCAGGCGATGGTGTTATAATCGTGATGCCCGCAAATGGATTATGTCGGATTCAAGGGAGTTCAGCAGTTTTCTATTTCTTTGTGAAGTGTGTGATCTAAAACCAACTCCAATTCGTAACTTTGTTTTAAGCAAACCTGAAGGATGGCACTTCACAGATATTGTTCTTGGCAAACTCAAACCGCGTTCAAATAAACCAAAGGAGGTTTGCGATGCGGATCAGGGACCACACTCATTGCTTGTGAAAAAGCCGGCAGAAAATGTTTCACAATGGAAATTTCACCCCGCTATTGTGATATAATAGTCAAGAGATGGGAAGAGTACACAGGCAAAGAGGCGTTGAAGTTATGAGCAAGTCAAAAAACAGTGAAAAAAACAGTGAAAGAAAGAAAAAAGACAGGAAGGAAAACCTTACACCGTGGAAGCCAGGACAATCGGGAAATCTAAAAGGTCGCCCAGTTAAGAGTGGTTGTTTAACGACTTTACTCAAAGAGGAGCTTGCCAAAAAATGCGACGATCCTGTGGCGGAAGGTAAAACGTGGATGGATCTGATTGTTGAATCAACAATGAGGCTGGCAATTAAGGGCGCGCCTGCCGCTGTTAGAGAAGTCTGGAATCGAATTGATGGAAAAGTGCCTCTGGCAATTATGAATCCGGATGGATCCAATTTGTTCGGAGGCAAACCATTGTCTGAGATGGACGATGACGAGCTTGATAAAGAGCGAAAGAATATTGAGAAATGGGAGAAACAACGCAAGACATCAAAGTTGAAAAAGTAAAACTCGGATTAGAGTATCAAAAGAGGTGTTGTCAAAAGCGGTACTACGATTTTTTTCTTGCAGCTTGGGAGGTACTGGAGCCAGTGAACGATCTGAAGCTCAACTGGCATATCGAATATTTATGCCATCGACTACAAAGAGAGATTGAACGTCTTGGTCGCAAGGAAAAGAAAGACAAAGATATCATCATCAACATATCCCCCCGCTCTTTGAAATCTTACATTGTTTCGATCATGCTTTGCCCGTGGGCTTGGACAAAATATCCGCATTTGAAATTCATAAGTGCATCTCATTCAAGAGAGCTTTCAATCGAGCATTGCCGTAAAAGCCGCCAGTTGATTGATTCAGAATGGTATCAAAGATTTTGGCACAATGCATTTGGTTTAACTGGCGATCAGAATGTAAAATCTTTTTACGAAAACAATAAGTCGGGTGTTCGTTATGCCGCATCTATCGCAGGTGGTGTTACTGGTCATGGAGCTGATGTAATTGTTGCGGATGATCTTATTGACCCGCTTGAGGCACTTTCGGAAGTTGCACTAGAAAAGGCTAACATTTTTTATAGTCGAACGCTTTCAACACGTCTTAATGATCAAGAAACAGGTTTGCGGATAGTCGTTATGCAGAGGCTTCATGAAGATGATGTGACTGGTCACGAGCTGGAAAAGAAGCCTGATAAATACGAGCATTTTTGTATTCCTGCTGAACTTGAAGGAGCTGATGTTTCGCCTCTTGAAATAGCAAAATACTACAAAGAAGGACTTTTCTTTCCTAAGAGATTTACCAGAGATGTTCTCAATGAAATGAAAAGCAACGGCAGCCGTTTTTATGCCGGGCAGTTTTTACAACGGCCATCAGAAAAAGAAGGCGATTTATACAAGCGAAGCAACTGGCGATTCTATAAAATCTTGCCACCTAAATTTGATATTGTCTTCCAGTCTTGGGACGCCACATTCAAGAAAACAAAAAAAGGCAGTTTCGTAGTCGGACAGGTGTGGGGTAAGATAGGGATATATTTTTATTTGATCGATCAGTTTAGAAAACGGATCGGCTTTTTGGAAACTTTGAGGGAAATTGCAAAGCTCTCTCTTAAATATCCAGAAGCAAGAAAAAAGCTCATTGAAGACAAGGCCAATGGCCCTGCAATCATGTCGGTTTTTGAGAAAAAAGTTGAAGGACTTGTGGCTGTGGAACCCAAAGGGGATAAACTAACACGTGCTACAGCAATGTCCTACTTGCAGGAGGCTGGAAATATTTATCTGCCAGATCCATCAATCTGCACTTGGATTGAAGAGTATATTGATGAATTTACCAGATGTCCGAATGAGCCAAATGATCAGGTTGATGCCAGCACACAGGCTTGGTCAGAGATGGGCGGTAGTGATGCAATTGAACGTTTGAAACAGTTTTTAAGCGGATTTTAAGGAGCAACATATGGGAAGAAAAACAAAATCAATCAGAATAGCAGAACAGATCGAAAAGATAGACGGTTGGAAAAACGCTCTTACTGATCTGGACATGTCTGGTCGTGACAAGCAAATGAGCGCATACGTGGTCCCGGACTTGTTTACAAATGAAATTCTTGAATATCTCTATGAAAGCGATGATATTGCAGCTCGCATTGTTGACAGGTTGCCTGAAGAGATGGTGCGTGAAGGTATTGAGATTCGAGTTGATGATGATCCTGAACTTACCTCAAAAGCTTATGACGAATTAAAGCGCCATGCTATTGATGAGAAACTGGAAGATGCATTGAAGCGATCTCGCCTTTATGGCGGAGCGGGTATTCTTGTTGGAATTGATAATCAAAAACCTGAAGAACCTCTACAGCTTGATAATGTGCCTAAAATCTCTTTTTTTAAAGTTCTGGATAAAACCCAGATTGATGTCGATGCAGAGGTCAATAAAGATTTGAACTCTCCAAATTTTGGATTTCCTGAATACTATAAACTGATTTCGCCTGATACGAAGACAGAATATTCAAAATTTCATTATTCGCGATTTATTCGGTTTGATGGTGTTCCATTGCCACACAACATAAGACTCAAAAACAATAATTGGGGAGACTCTATTTTCGTAAGGCTATACAACGTGATACGAAATTTCAATACATCCAATGACGCTGTGGCGGCTTTGATCCCTGATTTTACTCCTGCTGTTTTGAAGCTCAAAAACCTTCATGAGATACTTGCAAGTGGTGAAGATGAACTTTTGCGCAAACGGCTTGAGTTGGTCATGCGGACAATCTCAAATATCAATGCCATTGTTCTCAACGAAGATGAAACATACGAAAGACAGACGACCAATGTTTCAGGTCTTGCAGATCTTTTGAAAATGATTAATAACCGACTTGTGGCGGCTACAGATATGCCACATTCTCTTTTGTTAGGTGAAAGTCCCGGCGCTTCTTTGGGTGAAGGTGGACAATCACAAACAAAAGACTGGTATGATCATGTCAAAAACAAGCAGGAAAGTATTTTAAGACCTGTATATACGAAAATACTAGATCTTATTTTTAGTGAGAAAAATGGTATTTCCAAAGGTCAGAAATCAAAATATTCATTTCAATTTATACCGCTTTGGCAAATGGACGAAAAAGAAAAAGCTGAAATCAGGAAAATCATGGCCGAAGCAGATGGCTCTTATATTGACCGTGCTGTTATTACCCCAGAAGAGATTGCAAAAAGCAGATTTGGAGAGAGCGGTTTTTCAGTTGAAACAATTCTTGATTTTGAAGCACGCGGCGAACTGGACAACACTGCAAATGCGGAGATGTAAAAATGATTGATCAACTTATTGAATCAAAATTTGATGCAAGAAAAAGAAAAGTTTCACAAAAAGCCATTAAGTTGAACAGGCCACCATCCTCAAAAACATCAGAGCTCTATTATTTCAAACAACTTCGGAAGATGGTCAACTTTCTAAACGGCATTATCCGTGAAACTCTTGTCCCCCAAATATCATCTATCACAAAAAGCGCAGAAGCTATGCATCCCTCTGCAGACAGAATGGATGAGTATGTGGATGAGATAGAAGCGGCTATCAATTCGATTATAGATCAGTATTATTCGCTCTATACAGACACAATGATTGCGACAATGGCGATTAATGCGGCTGAACGTATCGAAGCAATCAACAGACGCTATTATTACAAAATTACAGAGAAGATAATGTTTTATGAGAAATTTTCTCAAAAAAAAGTACTTTCGGTCTCTGTTGGACATGAATCATGGTTGGAAACGGAGATCAAAGCATTTGTAAAAACAAACGCTGGGTTAATCAAATCTATACCAGAAGACCAGTTAAAAAGAGTCGAAGGTATTGTGATGAGGGGCGCTCAAAAAGGCACACTTGCAAAAGATATGACAATAGAAATTAAAAACGCTTTCAATATCTCACATAACAAAGCCAAGCTCATCGCCAGAGATCAGGTTTCAAAATTCAACGGCATGCTTAACAAGAATAGACAGCAAAGTGTTGGTGTTAAAGAATATGTCTGGTCAACTTCCGGTGATGAACGTGTTCGCGATACCCATGAAGCTAATAATGGGCAGATATTTTCTTGGAATGATCCGCCGGCTACTGGCCACCCGGGCGAAGATATAAACTGCAGGTGTGTTGCTATTCCGCTGTATAGGCCGGAATAAAAAAGGCACATAGACAGATTGCATACCTCGCCCTTACAATTGGCATTGTATGAAAGAAAAAGTGCGCGTATCGCGAATCGACATAGGGCGTCTGGATGAAGCCGAAAGAACGCCACAAGGGTATTTGAAGACATCAGCTTATGCTACACGCATCGGCATATTCAAATACCAGATGCCCGATGGTTCTATATTCAAGGAACTGAGACCTCCTGAAGAAGTCTTTGATCAGAGATCTCTGAACTCTCTTCGCGAAGTGGTTGTCACAAACGACCATCCTCCGGCAATGCTCACATCTGAAAATACCAAAAAGTATCAATCAGGTTTTACAAGTGACAGCATTGAACCAGTGCACGATTTTGTTCGTTGCCGAGTGACCATCACTGATCAAGAGACAATTGATGACGTTGAAAACGGCAAGCGTGAAACTTCATGCGGATATTTTTGTGAACTCGACAAAACACCCGGACAGTGGGGGGGCGACCCTTATGATGCTGTTCAAAGGAACATTACTTATAATCATCTAGCCATTGTAGGTAAAGGACGCGCGGGCCCATTAAACAGATTGCACATGGACGCAGAAACTGGGGTCATGATAAAATTCGATTCAAATAAAAGAAATGAAACAGGAGAATCAGGAGGCAATATTATGTCAGTAAAACACAAAATTGATGGCATTGAATATGAAGTGAGTCCAGAGGTTGCAAAGGCGGTACGCGACGAGCAGAAGGCTTTTGCAGATACAAAAGAAAAACTGGATGCCTCAAATAAAAGCGCAGACGAGCTAAAAGGCAAAGTTGATGCTTTAGAGGCCGAATTGAAAAAGAAGGACTCTGAGATTGAAAAGCTCAAGGCTCAAAAACCTTCACGCAATGACATGATCAAAATTGCAAAAGATCGTATTCAACTTGAGAGCTTTGCTACAAAGATTTTAGGTGAAGAGGAAGCTGGTAAGTCCAAACTCGATAGCCTTGAGGATATCAATATCAAGAAAATGATTGTTTCCAAGGTTTATCCGGAAATGAAGCTGGATGGTTTATCGAATGATCATATTGCTGGGTGCTTCTCTGTGATTTCAACCAGCCAATCTGAAGGGAAAACAGACGGAGCAGGTAAATTGGAAAAAGAGCTTATGGACAATGCTGGCAAGGCAACAGGTGGAGGGTCAGACGTTGAAAAGGCTCGTTTAGAATCTCAAAAGCAAGATTCAGAGGCTTGGAAGGTCTAAAGACGAGATTAAATTTTGATTAAGGAGGAATACAATGCAGACATCTTATGATTTTGAAATGGCAGTTGGCACAAAGGGACAACGTGCAGACAATGGTCATTACGACATTTTGAGTAAAAATAACCCGGTTGATAGACTCTATTTCGGTCGAGGTGTGGCAAAGGTTGCTGGCGACGAAGACGGTGTCCAGTTACCAGACGCGGCTGATAATCGTTTTGAGGGTTGTGTGTTGCGGGACATGGGTGAACCAAACGAGTATTTCGAGCCTCTTTCAAGTGTCCCTGTCGTTCAGCGCGGTCGGATATTTGTCGAAGTTGAGGAAGCTGTTACTCCGGACGATGACGTTTATGCAACTTTTGACGGACGTGCACAGGTTCAGACCCTGACTTTTGATGCTGACTTTGTGGAAGGCAATAAAATTGACATGAATATCAACGGTATTGCTATTAATGCGGTTGTCTTTAATATTAACCACGACACCACTCTGGTAGCTCTAGCAGTAGAGATTGCGTTAAGCGATGCTGTTGAGTCCGCAGAGGTTACCGGTGCACGAGAGATCACAATTA